ATTTTGTTCAGCCCGCCAATTTCTGTTCAAACAGGCCAATCAGCGTCTACTACGTACACTTCCTGGGGTGTGTCCTGCCACTGTATATAAACCAGAGGGGTGACGAATGGTAGAGTTTTTCCTGGCCCGTCCGCGGCGAGAGCGCGAGCGAAGCGAGCGATCGGGCGTCCCGAGGGCGGGTGCCGGAGGTGAGTTTACACACCGCAGTCAAGGGGCAATTCGGGCACGGGTCTGGCCGGGCTATGGGCAAGGCTCTTAAAAAATTCCCCGTTACTGTGCTCCGCCAGGATACCAAGTCATGCCGTGGAGACCGCCGGCGCACTCGGTGCCTGGTAGAGAAGGCCAGTTCTACGCGGCGACGTTTCACGCGCACGCTGCTTTCTGCGGTTGTGGGGGTTTTATTGAGCATCTTAATAGCATTCATCCTCGCTTTCTCGGGGCTGGGGGGCCACCGCCACCTCCGCCTGCCCTAAGGAGAGCCCTGCCAGCCCCCGAAGGCCCCGGAGGCCCTCCGCAGCACGCCCCGCCCAACCCTCCTCCGGAGGGTGACCACCAGCCGCCACGGCGTGGTGGTGGGGCCGGTGGCGCCGGAGATGGCCACGCAGGAGATGGAGACGCCGCAGAAGAGTATGGCCCAGAAGATCTAGATTTGCTGTTCGCCGCCGCCGCCGAGGACGATATGTGAGTAAGAGGCGCCGCTTCAGGCGCAGACGCAGACGAAGGGGGCGACCCAGATACAGGGGGCGACGCAAAAAGAGACAGACTCTTGTTATCAGACAGTGGCAACCGGACGTGGTCCGGTTCTGCAAGATAAATGGATGGCTACCTCTAATTGTCTGTGGCTCAGGGAGCACCCAGAACAATTTTATAGTCCACTCAGAGGACATAACTCCAAGAGGAGCCCCCTATGGAGGCAACCTCACACACATAACATGGTGCCTAGAGGCCATCTACCAAGAGTTTTTAATGCACAGAAACAGATGGACCAGAAGCAACCATGACCTAGACCTCATGAGATACGTAGGAGTGAGATTCAAGGCCTACAGACACCCCACAACAGACTATATAATCTCCTACAGCAAAACCTCACCCTTTCAGGTCACAGAACTCAGCTACCTCAGTTGCCACCCGCTCTTAATGCTTCTCAGCAAACACCACATAGTGGTAAAAAGCCTACAGACTAAGCCCAGAGGCAAACCCTATGTTAAATTCTTCTGCAAGCCTCCAAAACTCATGCTAAATAAGTGGTACTTTACAAAAGACTTTGCAAAAGTACCAATACTCATGATGTGGGCCACAGCCTGTGAACCCAGAAACCCATGGCTCGGAGAAGGCACCCTCTCGCCCTGCATAGGCTTCTATGCACTAAAACCATCCATATATACCTCACTTAGCAACTTACCAGCAAAAGTACAAATGTTTGCTACAGGTACACAATCAGACTCTCTAACAACATCCTCAACAGGATTTTATAAAACAGTACACCCTAGTAGTATAACTACAACATCAAAAGAATGGGAATACACATACACAGGCCTAATGGAAAAATTCTTTAAACAAGCCACAAACAAACCTTATAACTGGGAAAACTACGGCACACCAGCGGACTATGGCAGCACATACACAACATTTTCAACACACAGAAGTACAAGATATGAAACAATTAAAAAAGAATACCAAAAAGTATACCCCACACTAACAACACAAACACCAACAAACTTCTTTTTAACACAAGAATTTGGCTTTTACAGCCCATACTACTTAACACCATCCAAAAGAGACATAGACTGGCACACACCATACACATACACAAGATACAACCCACTAGCAGACAAAGGCCTAGGCAACATGATATGGGCAGACTGGTGTAGCAGAGATGAGGCCGCCTACAGCCCAACACAAAGCAAATGCATGCTTAAAGACCTGCCACTATTCATACTATTCTATGGCTACATAGACTGGGTACAAAAGAGTATAGGGTCTCAAACAATAACCAGAGACATGAGACTCATGGTTATATGTCCATACACAGAGCCACAACTAGTAGACCCCCAAGATAAAACTAAGGGCTTTGTACTATATGGAGACACATTTGCCAACGGAAATATGCCAGTACTTGCACCACAGATACCCATCTCGTGGTTTGTCCGTTGGTACCCCAACTTTGCACACCAAAGGGAAGTTTTAGAAAGAGTGGTTTCCTGTGGACCGTTCATGGTCAGAGACCAGGAAAAGAACAGTTGGGACATTACACTAGGCTACCACTTCCTATTCAAATGGGGCGGATCCCCTCTCCCCTCTCAGGCTATCGACGACCCGAGCCAGAAGCCCACCCACGCGCTACCCGAGCCCGGTACGCTCCCTAGAATCTTACAAGTCAGTGACCCGGCAAGGCTCGGACCGAAAACAATTTTTCACCAGTGGGACCAAAGACGTGGACTGTTTACAAAAAGAAGTATTAAAAGAATGTCGGAATACTCATCAGATGATGAAAATTTTTCGCCAGGTCCTTCAAAGCGCCCAGCTCTCGACACCAGACCCGAGGGCCTGGCCGGAGAGCAAAGAAGCGCCTACGCTTTTCTCCGGGCTCTCCAAGACAGCCAAGACTCGGAGGAGAGTCAAGAAGAAGCCCCTCTCCTCGAAGAACAAGCACACCAAAAAGAAAAAGAGGAGCTACTCCTCAAGCAGCCCCAGCAGCAAAGACAACACCAGCGAGTCCTCAAACGAGGACTCCGAGTCCTGTTCGGAGACGTACTCAAACTGAGGAGGGGTCTCCACATAGACCCCCTCCTTACATAGCCCCTCCACCTATAGTGGAGGACCTGCTTTTTCCTAACACCCAAAAAAAAAAAAAGTTCTCCAAGTTCGACTGGGAGACAGAGGCGCAGCTAGCTGCCTGCTTCGACAGGCCTATGCGTTTCTTCCCCTCAGACCTCCCAACATACCCGTGGCTACCAAAAAAGCCCACTACCCAAACTACCTTTAGAGTCTCCTTTCAACTAAAAGCCCCCCAATAAAATTTCAAGGCCGTGGGACTTTCACTTGTCGGTGTCTGCTTCTTAAGGTTACCAAGCACTCCGAGCGTAAGCGAGGAGTGCGACCCCCCCCCCTGTGGCAACTTCCTCGGGGTCCGGCGCTACGCGCTTCGCGCTGCGCCGGACGCCTCGGACCCCCCCTCGACCCGAATCGCTTGCGCGATTCGGACCTGCGGCCTCGGGGGGGTCGGGGGCTTTACTAAACAGACTCCGAGTTGCCATTGGACACTGAGGGGGCGTACAGCACGAAAGTGAGTGGGGCCAGACTTCGCCATAGGGCCTTTAACTTCCGGGTGCGTCTGGGGGCCGCCATTTTAGCTTCGGCCGCCATTTTAGGCCCTCGCGGGCCTACGTAGGCGCGTTTTTATGACGTCACGGCAGCCATATTGGTTGTGACGTTACTCTCACGTGATGGGGGCGTGCTCTAACCCGGAAGCATCCTCGACCACGTGACTGTGACGTCACGGCCGCCATTTTGTGCTATCCGCCATTTTGTGACTTCCTTCCGCTTTTTTAAAAAAAAGAGGAAGTATGACGTAGCGGCGGGGGGGCGGCGCGCTTCGCGCGCCGCCCACTAGGGGGCGCTGCGCGCCCCCCCCCGCGCATGCGCGGGTCCCCCCCCCGGGGGGGCTCCGCCCCCCCGGCCCCCCCCGTGCTTAATCCACCGCGCATGCGCAGCCACGCCCCCGCCGCC